CTTTATAAATATTACGCCGATCTTGGAGGCAACTGCCCCGGATCGGAGGGGATGTAGCTCAACTGGGAGAGCATTACTTTTTGTAAAGATAGAGGTTCAACCCCTTTCATCTCCACCAGAATAATTATGGGAACTTTTTATATCAATCGTCCGACGTTAGCATACGTGCATGTTCCACGCACAGGAATGGCTATGAAAAAAATTATTTCGGATTGGCTTAAACCTAATTTCGATGTCAGTGACGCTGATCCTTGGATGATTGACCACCCTCACTTGGGCATGGTGAAAGAACATTATCCCTATGCCAAAACCATGAGTGTGGTACGAAATCCTTGGCAGCGCATATACAGTTTGTATCGTAAAGTAAGCACAGAGGGATATTGGTTAGATTGGAACAATCAAACTGTATTAGATTTGAAACCTATCAATGAATGGGTTGCAGACTATTGCAATCCTGAAGTAGAATTTAATTTTCCTCGATGGTTCACTCGATTTACCAATCAAATAGATTTTATTCGTGTGAACGACGAGCACGTTGATTTTGTCTGTAAAGCAGAAAATTTAGAACAAGACTTTAAAAAGATAAAGGAATATCTAAAATGCGATATTCCTTTACCTGACATTAGTGAATACGATCACTGGGAATTTAAAAACTATTTCAACGATCGTAGTATTAAATTAATTGCTAAATTGCACGAAAGAGACATAGATACTTTCAAATATTCTTTAAGAGTTAGCACTTAAAAACACTGTGTACTTTAAAACGATAGCTTCACTTAATCCGCCACTGGTTAAATTTCTCGCATGAATCGTAGCATTACCTGCTGATGTTACAATGCCGCCTACTCCATATGCACCTAGGGTTCCGCCGCTGACATGTGTGACCAACAAATGAGCCTCAGCTCCTATCTTACTATTAACAAAAGGAAACGTCACAGTTGTGTTTGCCGCTAAAAGCGCAGAATCCATAGTAATTTGTCCACAGATTTTATTCAATGTAACTGACGTTGATTTATCGGTGCTTTGAGTAACAGTTCCTCCGAATCCTGTGCGATATCCAATACCGCTGGCTGATAATAAACCACCTTTGAATACAAACACTAGATCATCAGTTGCTGCATCAGAACTGCATCCTATGGCTATGGTAGCATCGACTGTAGCATCTGATGCAGTTATAGCTGCATCCTCAACGGTAACAGCAATAAATGCAGCCGGTGCATGCCCGCTAGGAACAGTTCCAGTACCGGTCCATGCATTGAAACTTATAATACCTAATGAATCTCCGGTTTGTACAAGTGTCGGAGCAGTCAAGGTGCCTCTTCCTGCTGCTAAAGTAAGAGAGGTTTGATTACCTCCTGCTCCTGCAGTTACACCTTTTAGGAATACTCCTGTTTCTGCAGTATCCAAATTAATTACTATTGATGTAGGGTCTGTGGTGGTGCCTAACAGTAGATCATTGACGTTGCCTTGTATGGTATGGCTGTTGGCTCCACCGAGACTGTCGGTAATAATTAAAGTATTAACAAAAATTCGTCGATCAACTGCGTCAATTAATAATGAAGAATCATCGCCAAAAATCGAACCTTTTACATCACCAGTATGAAATCCATTGGAATTTCCTGTTAGTGTTCCAATTAATGTTGAACCGGCTGTGCCGGTAATGACACCATTAATATTACCTGTAACATTACCCAGAACGTTACCAGTTAAATTGCCTGTAACATTACCTGTAACATTGGATACCACAGGTCCTACAATGGTGCCTGAAATGCCATCTACCAACAAAGTAGAATCGTCAGCTACAATAGATCCCTTGAAAGAAGTTGCACCAATGGTGCCTTGATAATTAGCTAAATCGACCACAGCTGATATACTGGCTGCTACGTCGTTGTATGTAAAGGCAATCCCAGTGTGTGCGCCATTGCTGAAAAGTAGGGCTGCGGCATCTTGTGCATCTTCATTATTATATCCGGTAATCTGGACACCACCTAATGTACTTCCGTTTCCGATGTATAATCGTTGATCATCAGTTACATACAGCAGTTCGCCCTGAGCCAAAGGCTGGGTCATTGCTGTTCTTTGTGTGTTGGTGCCTCTGCGAATCTGTAAGGGCATATCTATAACTCCTGGAATTGTTCTACCACATATATTTATGCCGCTGATATCAGAACACAGAGTCAAAAAAATAGCACCCGAAGGTGCTATTTTGCCCGCATTTATAAGCGCCCTGGGGCCGGCGCTAAAATAGGACTATGTCCTAATCTGCCATAGGACCGTTGCCGTTTTTAAACCCTATGCTACCACCTTCTTCTTCGATGCGTTTAATAACATCTTCAAACAAAATAGGAGCAAAATCAGGAGTTTGTTCCACGCAAACACAGTGATAACGAGTATCTACTATGTCAGTGATCTTACCACCAAACCCGGGCAACATAACACGATTTGCATGAGTGTGTCCGTGAATGTTAGTACCAAAACGACCTAATGATTCCGGGTGCAACGGAATATGGCTCAAGATCATTCCGTTCATAACGTGATATGCACGTAATTCTCTAAAGTGTTGACGATAGTCGTCATCCCTAAAGATATCGTGGTTACCACGGATCAACACCTTGTCACCGTTCAACCTACGCATAATGCCCAAGGCCTTGCGGTTAATAACAACGTCACCTAAATGGTAGACCTTGTCGGTGGGTTTTACACGTTCGTTCCACGCCTTGACCATTGCTTCGTCCATTTCTTCGGCAGAGTCCCATGGACGCAACTTTGTAACACCATCGTTACGTGTGAAGCGACATACACCTGTGTGTCCAAAGTGTGTGTCGCTAACTAAAAATACACTAGGCATAATGCCCTCCTTTCTTACATTTTTAATAAAGCCATAGTGGCCGTTGATTCATTTTTAAAACCTACATAGTAAGGTCTTGCTGGATAGCCTAAAGTTCTGTTAAACTTAGGCTTGCCCCAAAATGTCGAGTCCCAGCGAAACCCTTCTAATTCTTTTACTGCTTTTTCTATGTTATTCGAATCGGAACTCCAACGATCGATCAGAAAGGCAAAGCGATAGCCCTTGTGATACAGATTGTGTCTGCGATCTAATTTTATTAACTTCACTTTGCCCTCCTTTCTTAAAAATTGTTTGTAAAAGTTCGCCAATCATCAATGTTTGGCTTTTCATCGGCATCATAACTCCAGCCCAGAGCCTTCATCATACGATGCTTGACTAAGAGGTTAGGACTGCGAAACTTTTCAGTATCACTGAATCCCAACATAATTCCGACCTCTGTTACTGCACCACTTCGACAAATACCAGCGGTGCAGTGTACCACCACATTCATACGGTTCTCAAGTGCGTGTTGTAACAAACGAACTAACTCAGCAGCTTGTTCTTCGCTACAACGCATTGCCTCATCTAATGCAAAGTCGTTGAGTTCAATATCCAAGAACTCAAAGTTATGCCGCTCTTTAAATTGGTGCTTTGCGTCAGGACGCCAACCGCCACAGTCTGCAATACTGATCAACATACTGTTGGGGCCAGCATCGTGATGAAATCCACTGGACACATCTACTGCGGCTACATTTTCAATCCATGGCATTATATTCTCCGTTTCTTCCAAGTGTAATCTACACCATCCGGACACTTGCCGTCGACAATGCTGTCTGCGCCAAACCGTCCTACTATTTCCATTCCGTTAACTGTGATGGTAACAAACTCATTCACATCCTTGGCCCAGATCATTGCTAGGTCTAGGGTTTCAAATTCTCGTATTTTTGTTTTGCTTTTTACTTGTATCATACCATTATTATAACGTCAAAAAGAAACCCCGTCAACCAAAATCAACGGGGTGTTGTAGAAACGCCACAGTTACCAATTTTCTACACCAGATACTTCTACTTCAAACGAGCCTTTATGCCCGTTGATGTTTTGTGCAAATGTTACATAGGTAACTGAGCCAATACCGCTAGAAGTTTCCTGTGTTAGTTCGAATGCTTCGACATCGGGAAACTTAGCCAAAATGTCAGAAATTCTTTCAATGTCACTACGATGTAAAACTACTGTTTTCATATATCACCTTCTCTTTCCCTACGTGCTCTGCGTTCTGCAGCCAGCACAAAAACTTTTTCGTTGTCGTTGGACCACTCTACAGGTTTAGCTGGAATAATTATTCCGGAAGGTAAGGTTACTCCGTTGACAGTGCGGCTTTCATTTTCATCATAGGTCCATCCCAATGTTTTCATCATAAGATGTTTGACCAGCAGATTAGGACTACGGAACACCTCGGTATCATCAAACCCCATCATAACACCAACTTCACACACTGCCCCGCTGCGACAAATACCTGCGTGACAATGTACCACTACCTGCATGCGATTTTCCAATGCGTGTTGTAGCAGTCGAACCAGCTCTGCGGCCTGTTCAGGACTGCACTTTTCAGTAGGGTCATCGCTTTGATGATCTTTCTCAACATCAAGAAAACAAAATTGATGTGTTTCTTTGAATTTGTATTTTGGAACAGGAAGATCTTCCGGTGCATTAACTATCTGTATTAGCATAGAGTTCTCACCTGCATCAAAATGGTTACCG